ATTGGATCGGAGCTGCCTTACGCGCGTATTCACGAATACGGGGGCTTCGCCGGCCGGCGCGGGCCGTATAAGAAAAAAGACGGGCATCGTTCTTATATTCGACCGCGGCCCTATCTGCGTCCCGCGATCAATGATCTGCAAAAGGCATTGCCTGCTCTGCTTGAGCAGGCAATCCAGCAAGTTCAGGTATCGCAGTGATTTTTCCCCGTGAACAAATTTATTCCGCGCTGTTCTCCGTGTTGCAGGGCGCGCTCCTCACGCCGGCTGGTCCGTTCAAAACGGTCAGCCGGCGCTGGCAGGATCCTTCGCAGCTCTCGCCTGCGGACCGTCCATCGCTGTACCAGGTGCAGAAAGACGAACTTACCGGGACCAGCGTGAATGGCCTTCCCACCCACGCCAAAATGGCTGTCGATCTCGTGCTTTACACCGCGGGTGACAGTGAACCCAGTTCAGTTCCTTCCACCGAACTCAACTCACTTCTGGACGCCGTGGAGGCCGCCATTCGTGCCGCGACGCCAGGGGTAGCGCAGTCGCTCGGCGGCAAGGTGTCGCACTGCCGCATTGAAGGAAAGATAGAGATCGTCGAAAACGTACAGGGATCCATCGCGCTTGCCGTCGTGCCGGTAGAAATTCTCACCACCGCATAGACATCAGCATTCAGTTCACAAACCGCATTTGTTCCGCGGCTTCAATTTATGGGAGTGCAGGGCCGGCTCCCCAAAAGGAGAAAGAAAAAATGTTTGAATTTGGCGCAGGTACCTTGTGGGGTTTTCCCGTCGGCGGCAACACTGCCACCAACCCCACTCCCATGAAATTCGGAACTCTGCAGGACGTTTCCCTCGATATCTCGGGTGACGTCAAGCAGCTTTACGGTCAGAAGCAGTTTCCTGAGGCCGTGGCCCGGGGCAAATGCAAAATCACGGGCAAAGCGAAATTTGCTTCCATCAACGGCAAAATGCTCAATGACCTGTTCTTCGGCCAGCCTCTTGTGGCCGGCATGAAGAAGGTTGCCCTGGATGAGAGTGGCACCATCACCACCAACACCGTTACTGTGCTCAACTCGGCCCAGTTCGTTCAGGACTGGGGTGTGCGCTATAGCGTTACCGGCCTGCCACTCACCAAGGTCGCATCTGCGCCGGCGATAGGGCAGTACTCTGTTGCGGCCGGGGTGTACACCTTCAATGCTTCGGAAAACGGCACCATTGTCCTGATTTCCTATACCTTCAACGCTGCCGCCACGGGCACTCAGCTCAACATTACCAATCAGCTCATGGGCTTCGCTCCGACCATTCAGGTCCTGCTGGAGACTGTTTACAACACCAACCAGTTCTCCGTTCTGTTGTATTCCGTCGTGGCATCGAAACTGAGCTTCGCCACCAAGCAGGAAGACTTCATCATTCCAGAGTTTGACTTTGAGGCGTTTTCTAACGCCGCTGGCCAAGTGATCGATATGTACTCCAACGAATAGCTCTCTCCAGTGCGGGCCGGGCTCCTTGCCGCGCCCGCTTTTTTATCCATCGGCTTTGCCAATTTCTATCAGGAGGAAATCATGCTTAAGCAGCAAACCGTCCCTACGTCTCTGGGGCAGCTTACAGTTTCGTCGCTCACGCTAGGGGAATTGCGGCAACTCGATTCTCTGTTGGCTGATTCGTCTGACTCATCCAGCGGACTCGCCTCCGTGGTGCGCTATCTTCCCGTGGTCTCCAACTCTCTGCGCAAGGTCCACCAGGATATCTCGGTCGATCAGCTTGAAAATGGGCTCACGCTGGAAGATTTTACTTCGCTGTTTGGCGCGGTCCTGGAGGTTTCTGGTCTCAAAAAATCATCGTCGGGGGAACCCACGCCGGTACCGGTCTAGCCGACTGGCCGTTTGTCTATGGTCACATAGCAACCGCTACCGGCTGGACTCTCCGTGAGATCGATCTTCTTTCTCTCTGGGAAGTCAATGAGCTCTTCGACTACTGGCAGCAGCATCCGCCGGTACACGTGATGGTGGCTGCTTATCTGCTGGGCGGCAAGACGCCTGCTCCCCACAATCGCCCGCTCCGTGAAAATACAACTCTTACGGAACTCGCGCAAACCATCCAGACCGCAGGTGGATCTGTGAACCTTAAGCTCCCGGAAATATATGCCAAAGTCAAATCTTAGTCTGCAGGTAATTCTTGAAAAGGGTGGTTTCGATTCCCAGGCGGATGCCGTGATCACCACCGTGCGCGAAACCACCGAGCGCATTGGCAAACACTTCAAAGAGACGCACGAGGTCATCATTCAGAGCGTGCGTGTCATGCACACTGAAGCCGCCGATAGCTATCAAAAGCTCGGGAGAGACGCCAGCGCTTCAGGCGAGATGATCCAGGAACACGGACGCAAGGCTCGCCAGTCAGCCGGAGAAGCGGCACAGAAGGTCAAGGATTTTGGCGAGCAGATGGAAAAATCCGCCAAAAATGCAGAAGATCATAGCCAGAAACTCGACAAGGCGACAAAGTCTACCGATAACTTGAGCAAGAAGGCGTCCGACAGCGGAAAGGAAGTGGACAAGGCCTCCGCAAAACACGGCAAATTCACTGAGACAGTGAAGAAGTTCGGAGAAGCCGGGGAGGAAGCCTACAAGAAGCTGAAGGAAGCTGGCACCGGAGCTAACGGCGTTTCAGAAGCCATCGGAGCCGCGGCTGGTAAGCTCACCGGTCTTCCCATCGGTCCGGCAATTGAATTTATCAACCAGGTCAAAGACGGCTTTCTTGAGCTTGACCGCGTTGCCAAGAGTACAGGTTTGGGTGCGGACAAGATCACAGAGTTTGAGGATGTGATTCAACACGCCGGCGTCTCCACCAAGGAATTTCCGGATGAGCTGCAAAAACTCTCTGACTCCATGTACAAGGCGCGCGATGGGGCCGGAGAGAGCATCAAGTCTTTCAATCAGCTTGGCATCAGCACCAAAGGCTGGAAAGACCATCTGCCATCTCTCGACCAGATACTGCTGCAGGTCGCCGACCACGTCAAAAACAGCACGAATCCTGAGAAAGACCTGGCGGCGGCAACCGCGCTGCTTGGCGATAAGGGCAAAGAGCTGATCCCCGTCCTCAGGCAAGGGTCGGATGCGATCCGAAAGCAGATCAAGGACTACGAGGGGCACGGGCAGGCTACTTTGTCTGCCATCGATAGCGCCAAGCAGTTGCAGCAGGCAGAGAGCAGGCTCGCTGATGAACTGCAAAAAATCCTGTTGCCGGCATTTGACGCAATTGTCCTCGTTCTGCGCCTGTTTATTGCCGGACTCTATAAGGTCTGGGCTGGCCTAAAGATTCTTGTGGCATTGCTGGTGTCTGGCGCCAAGACCGCCTGGGAGTTCGCGAAGGCCGTGTATGACGCCTTCCAGGCAATGAACCATGGAGATATTTCAGGTGCCGTCGGACGCATGAAGAAGTTTTTGGGCGACATGCGCCAGGAATCCGAAAGCACCATGAAGTACATCAGCGACACATGGGCTGAAGGCAATCGCCAGGCTGACGAGGTGCTGGCCGACCATGCCGAAGTCGTGGCGGACGGACAGAACCGTCTCAACAAAGTTGTAAAAGACGGAGTTAACCAACGGGTCAAGGCACAGAAGGATGGCAACAAAGCGAATGTGGCCTCCACCAACCAGGCCGACCAGGACATGGTGAAAAACCATGAAGACCAGCTTGGCATCATGGTGACGGATACCGCCCATGCGATGCAGGTGATCGGTAAACTTCTTGCTGGAATTGGCTCAGCGCCGCTGCCGAAGCTGGCGAACGATCAGGGCGTCCAGGCCACGCGCAACGCCGAAAAACAAAAAGATGCGATCGTCAAGAAGAGTGTCGACTACCGCCAGGAACTCGAGAAATCATTAACCAAAAACATACAGTCGTTCTTTTCCTCGAGCATCATGGGGATGATTCAGGGAACAGAATCTCTCGGACAGGCCGTGGCCAAAATGGGCCAGCAGATGCTCCAGAGCTTTGTGGATACCCTAAGCAGGATGGTAACGGAGTGGATCGAACAGCATATCGTGATGAAGATTTTTGGCATCAAGACCAGCGCCGAGACCTCCCAGGCCGACATTCAAGGGTCTGCTGCCGCGGGTGCCGCTGCGGCGGGAGCCTCTGCAGCCAAGCTTCCATTTGGTTGGGCCCTGATTGCTCCCATCACCATGGCGGTGTTTGGCATGCTGTCGGCTTTTAAGGGCCGCGTCAATTCGGCGGCTGGCGGGTTCTATCAGGTAGATCGTGATCAACTGGCGCTGATACACCAGAACGAAATGATCCTGCCGGCTGGTATTGCAGACCGCCTGCGCAGCACGGTTGCTTCCGGTGGCGGCCCTGGTCCCGATGTCCACGTTCATGTTTACCATAATGTAAACGCTATAGATGCTGCTTCATTCAAGGATTCCATCAAGCAACATGGAAACATGATTGGTAATGAGGTGGCCAAAGTACTCAAGAGAAGAAGGCTAAGTCCAAACTTTGGTTAGAGAACCCCTGAAAATAATAATTGCTTTCGGATAATCTTCGCTGTATCATCAGGCGTTTTTAAACAAAGAGTGGAGGAATCCTGAGATGGCGTTTTGTCCGAAGTGTGGCAAGGAGGTCAACGGTCCATTTTGCGCCTCGTGCGGCGCCGCTATGGCTGGGCCAGGCGGTTCTGTTCAACAGGTGGCGCCCCCAAAAAAAGGCAGCAAAAAAATGCTTTGGGTGATGCTCATTATAGTTGGCGCATTGGTGGCAGTGATTGGCACGGCAATCAGCAATTCAGGCGGCGTGAGCTCTCCGCAGGTTGGCGGAAAAGAATGCTCTCTAAATTCCACGAGCTACCTGGAACTGCTGAAGCGCGGAGACGCCGATGCCCCGCGGTATTGGAAATCCGGTGTACGCCCGGTCGTGCTGTTCTCTGTTCACGACTACAACAGAATTCTCCAGGGCGACTTGGTCCAGGCAAACGGCAAGCCTTATCCGCTGGCGCGTGTTTACTACCGCTATGAAGTGGAATCCAGTACGCAAGGCGGCATCCCCATCCGCAAGCGGTGGGACGTTGTGCTGGAACCCAATACTCCGAACTTAAACGGAACACCGTGCGCCATCGTTGCTTTGAACGAAGCACAGTAAACAGAAACCCGGCAGTTTTGTTGAATAGCAGCTTTCGAGCTGCTCTTTTTCTTGGTCAGAACACCGAATTCATTCTCTTATGAGCAATCTACTGTTTCCCAAAATCCGTGGTCTTGCCTGGAACATCGTCAGGACTCCCACGTTTTCCACCGAGATCCAGGAGTCCCTTGCCGGACGTGAAGTCCGTCTCCAGAACTTTCAGAATCCTATCTGGGAATTCACCCTGACCTACGATTACCTGCTGAACGATCCAAGAACTCGGGATGAAAATGAGCAAACACCCTTGGAAACACTGGTCGGCTTCTTCCTGGCCCGCGGCGGCCAGTATGACGACTTTCTTCTGAACGAATCCGACCTCACGGGCCGCCTGGAAGATTCAGTCTATTCCGGGCAGCCCATTGGCACCGGCGATGGCGCCACGAAGACGTTTCAGTTGGTCCGCAACATCGGCGGCTTTCTTGAAGCGGTACAAAATCCCATGAACCAGGCAGCCACCGTTTACCTGAATGGCTCAATCAAGGTGCTGGGAACCGACTACACGGTTGCGAATGGCGTAGTCACGTTCACCGTTGCTCCGGGGCTTGGCGTCAACGTTACCGCAGATTTCATCATGCTGCAGCGGGTCCGTTTCCACACCGGCAGCTCGCGCAGCGGCAAAGAGGGAATCGAGTTCAGCAATTTCTACTTCAATCTCTATGAATGCAAAGAAGTCCAGCTGATTACGGTGCGCAAATAAACAAGTTTTTTCCTACCACAAAGGACACGAAGGATCACAAGGGGGCGTCGCTCGTGACTTATAACCCTTCGTGTTCCTTTGTGTCCTTTGTGGTTAAAGGTTCACAATGAAAACACCAACAAATATCGGCGGCAACAATCTCGTGACCTGGCTGCAGACCGCCACCGAGATTCGCATGGCGGACCTCTACACCATCACTTTGAAGAACGGCACAGCCTTGCGCTACACCACGTGGGACACAAACCTCACCGTGCTCGGCAACACATTCCTAACTGGCCCGCCGAACATCGCGCGCTCAGCCATTGAAGAGAAGCTCGGCATGGAGGTTGCCACCCTGGAAGTCACACTTGAGGCCAGCTTGACCGATATCGTCAATGGGGTGCCAATTCTCCAGGCGATCGGCCAGGGCATCTTCGATGGCGCCTCTTTCCGCATCGATCGCCTTTTCATGGATTCGACCTCACACCAGATTGGAACCGTGGTTAGATTTTCCGGCTTCATCGGCGCGGTCGATGAGCTCACGCGGTCTTCAGCAAAGTTGATCGTCAATGCCGGAACGGCTTACCTGAATCTGCAGCTTCCCGCGATCATCCTGCAACCGGGCTGCACCAACACGCTCTTCGACGCGCGCTGTGGGCTGTTCAAAGCCAGCTTTGCCAACAACCTTACCGTCCAGGCGGGAAGCACGGTCAACAAAATCATCTCAGGCTCGGCCCAGCCGGATACGTATTTCGATAATGGCCAACTGATCTTTAACAGCGGGCCCAACAGCGGTCTGGTAAAAGCGATTCGCCAATATGTAGCCGGAGTAATGTCTTTCAATTCGCCATTGCCTTTTTCCCCTAACGCGGGCGATTCGTTCACTGCCTACCCGGGATGCGACAAGACCCAGGCCACCTGCGCGGGAAAGTTCAACAACCTGGCGAACTTTGAAGGGTTCCCTTATGTGCCTGCGCCGGAAACGGCGATTTAGGAGGATGCTCCATGAATGACGCGCAAAGCAGTAGCGAGATTCTGCGGAAGCATACGGTCGCCCAGCTCAGCGATGAACTTGCCTTCTTTCACGAACACAAGCGTGAATGGATGGCGGATCATTGCGGCGAATTCATTTTGCTGGGGAAACAGGTCTTCGGCGGTTTCTACAAGACACATGGGGAAGCCATGAAAGCCGGCATTCGCATGTTTGGCCTGATCAGCCCTTTTCTGGTCGAACAAATCCTTGAATAAGAAATGTAAGAACACACTATGCAGCGACTCACGGCTGAGCAGCGGACCAACATCGTTCGCGCAGCCAAAGAGTGGCTTGGCACTCCGTACCATCATCACGCGCGCGTGAAGCACGGCGGGGCCGATTGCGCCATGTTTCCTTTGTCCGTGTATCAGGAGTGCGGCGTGCTGCCGCAGGACTATCGTCCCCCGGAATATTCGGTGCAATGGCATCTTCATCGCTCGGAAGAGCTGTATCTCAAAGAAATTGAAAAGTTCGTGGTGGAAACCAGCGGGCCGCCCCAGCCGGCGGATTTCGTCGTATTCCGCTTTGGCAGGACGTATTCCCACGGCGCCATCGTGGTGGATTGGCCGATCGTAATCCACTCGTATATTCCTCATGGCGTCTTGCTGAGTGATGCTCTGCGTGATGGCGAATTGCTGAGCCGCGAGCGCAAACACTTTGCAATAGCAGTCAGTACTCAATAACGGAATTCGGCAACGAGACCGGCTGAGTGGCTTAGGACGATGGCAAAAAAAGCTTAGGCAAGTAAACCTCTGTGCGGGTTTGGAGCAAAGCGACATGGGCTTAATGTCAGGCGGAAAAGGCGGCGGGAAGAATGCGCTCGCGGCAAAACCCAATTTACTGAACGCGCTGCGGGTGCAAACCAGCTCGTACGGACAGGTAATCCCAATCGTGTATGGCCAGAACCGTGTCTCAGGACGTCTGCTCTGGAGCGGTGATTTTGCGGCAATCGCGCATACTTCAACGCAAAAAGTCGGTGGCAAGGGACTGGGTTCCGGCGGCGGCAATGCGATCACCAATACCACTTATACGTATCAGAGCGCCGTTGCCACCGCCCTATGCCTGGGTCCGATTCAAAACATTCACAACGTGTGGGACACGAAAGGGCGGCTGACGCTGCTGACGACATCAGCACAATTCACCGTCCCCGGCGGCGGCGGATCGTGTCTTCCGCCGCCCGATGGGCGCATTTTTCATTCCGGCCGCGGCGTGTCGCGTCAGGATGCGTTCAGCCTTCTGGTGAACGATTACGGCTCTGACGGTTCCAGCACATTTTCTGGCAACCAGCAGACGCCAATGGCGCTGGTGGGCAGCTCGCCCGGCGCCGGACAGTACATTCTCGATACCACGAGCGGTCAACATACTTTTTCCGCCGCAGACGCCGGCAAGGTGATGACCATCACCTACGTGTATTCAGTGCCGGACTCCAACTCCAATGGGCAGCCGCAGCAGAAGCTCAGCC